GTCACTAACATCTTGTTTACGAATTTGTTGAGGTAGAGTTTCGATAATATCCAACATCTTCTTATCTAATTGGGGACGGAGTATATCTCTATAACGTAAATAGTGTATAGTATCATACTTCTCCAATCCTTTATCTCTCTTCTCCTGCGTATAACTCGCAACCAAGCCTTTAATCTGTTTAGCTTTCTGTTCACGGAGTGCAAGTCCATTGTGAATGAAGCCTGGGATCTTTAAACCAAGTTGGTCTCCATCACCCCTTATAAAGAGTTCGATCATATAGTAAAACAACGGATGTTGATTCATGTTTTCTAAGATCATTATCCAACGGATTATCTCCATTTCCCCGCTCCACTTCGAAGGTTCATGTTGACGTTCCGGATTTATGCTAGTGTTCAGTGCTAATACACCAGGATAACAACCTGCAACAGTTTCCAGATCCCCATAATTATAAGTCATAGACTTATCGAAGAATCGTTGTAGGTATTTAACGTTTTCTGACGATTCTGAGATCTTTTCAGGGTTAGCTTCAAGACCAAAGACGTGAGCACACTCGCAGAATACTTTATTCGCAAGAGGGTTTGGATCGTAAAACCCTAGAACGGCGTCATCGCCAAGTAATTGAATTATACCTTCGAAGAGATCTAGACGATAAGTGTCATATCCTAATCTGTGAAGAGTTAAGATTATCACTCCTAAAGAGACAATACTCTCATAACAGTTTGTCCAACCTGAGCCGCTGGGCATGCCATGAAATCCAGTTACAATTTTACGAGGTTCTATGAGGATACCAATTTCGTGTAGGTGGAAGATAGAACGTTTTAGCTCTGCGTGTTCGTTCTTCTGAAATATTCTACTCGTTACTAAATAAACAAACCAAGCACAAAACTCGTTACAATGTTTATCCATTTTGGTATAATCTAATGCTAAGAACTGAAGACAATCGTCGATACCCTCGAGCGCCATATCCTTACATACTTGTTCAAACCCAGACCAGGCAGCAAAGGCTTTCACACCTCTGGATTTAATAACGTCAATAATAACGTTGATGTAAGATTGTTCAATGATGTTTAAAACCATTGGGAACATAAAAATAAAGCGATCACTCATTCGTTGGGCACGTGAGAATAATATACAAGGAAGTTCCCATACTTCGTCATATTTATCCTCTAAGAATTGTAAGGTAGCCTCTTGCACGTCTACATTACTACGCTTCGCAATAAGCGGAAGACCGGAATTAGAATCTAGCGAATCTTTGAGTTTTGACTCTTTGATAACTCTACGATGTGATTGATGTCTTTGTGTTTCCTTCATAGAACCGAAGAGATAGTTGCAGGTATGGTCTACGACTAATGCCAACTCATCATGTGAGATGTCTCCTCTGGGACCTGTTGCCTTAGTGAAATAGTCCTTAAAGGATTCCATTCTCTCCTTAAATGGTGGATAACCTCCTTGGGGACCAAATTTAGACAATCGGGTATATTCATACTCACCTAAACTAGGTGCCATAATTTCGATGTCAATAGCTTGTTTCATCAGTTTGAACCAGACCTCTAACACGTCTATAGGCGAGACCTCCTTATGAAGAGGAGTTCTAGGCTGTGGGTCCGCACCATTCTGCAAGGTATTACAAAGATTGGAAAGATTATTCTCCGCTCCTTCTGCACAGTAGGTTAAGAGTTCCTCTGCAGTCTTCTTTACGACTTTGAATTCCATAATAAATAGTTGTTAGATATTTATAATTTTTATGCGTAAG